ATTTATATTATATATGCTAAAGACAAAACAAAACAAGAAAAGTTTGCGTCATATTAAAAAGCGCAGAGCATCTCACCGAAAAATTAATAAATATCAAATAGGGGGAACTGTATCACGCGAAAATTTACTAGATTTATTTGAATTTATGAACGATGTCGACAAAAAAATGATAATTAAAATGCATGAACAAGTAGAGAATATTGATGACATTAATAAAAATATAAATAATATAAAAGCAATTTTTAATTACCCCTCTGCTTTTTTTCAAAAAGATGATGAAAAAAAAACAATAGCCGATAGATTAGAAAAGAATAATAAGGATATCTTAGCATTTATAGTAAGTAACATGAATCTGGATATAAATAAACAAGCGGTTTTATGGGCATTTCTTGCTATGTATATATCGCAAACATATCTGGTAGATATTGAAACGGGTGTTAAACTTGCATTCCTACTATATAATAATTCAAAGACAACATCTGTTAAATTTACAGATGATAAAGATAAAGTTATAACATCAGTAATTGAATATATAAAAAACAGAAATGATCATGGTGCTATAAAATTTTTAAAATCTTCGCCCCTACGACAGACAATAAGTTTAGATACGTACAATTTTATGGTTAGGAACAGCTACATAAACTATATTGATTTAATAGGTGATACTAGATTAACAACAAACGAACATCGACACTATTATAATAACATTGTTAAAGATATTAAATCCCACATAGAAAAAAAACATATACAATGGAAACACGCTGAAAAACTACATAAAAAAGAATTAGCTAAAAAAAAGCTTGAAATGATACGTGAACAAATGCCTAAATTTCTATATTCAAAATATGATCCTTTTCAAGAAAGAGATGTTAACTATTTCATAGATAAAGATGGAAATAAATTCGATAGTACTGATGAAAAGGCTAAAGAATTATTCAATCCTGTCTTTTACGGATGGACAGCAGCTGATAGTAAAGATTTAAGATATAATGAACCAGAGATGCTGTGGGCGAAGGCGCAACTGGATGAAGCACTAAGTCATAGGTAGCAAATACACTGATATCAATTTATTAATCAACTAAAATTGATTTACTATTTTATTTTACTGTTTTTTTGTTAAATTTTTTTGTATATAGATATACAACTATTAAAGTAAATTGTCTATTTTTTCTTTATACATTACTGTTGTAATATTTGATGAAATGATAAAATCCTTTATCTATTGTTTTTATATAATTTAAAGTATAAATAATTGTTTATATTTTTAATTCTATTATATATTAATTTAGTTTTTAAATAAAATTAGATATTCTTGTGATATAATATATTATGTTTACTTTCCCCAATAGAGGTAAAGAATATAGATCTATATCTAATGAAATAACCTCAGAATTAGAACCTTATAGTGGCAGTGAACTTTTAGATATATTGGATAATAAAGTTAAAGAATTCAGTCATAAAATAAATACAGTTTCTACAGAATTACAGCGTATTCAATATGAAATTTACATAGATATATATAAAAAATATTTAGAAGAATTTTTAGAAAGGAGGGATGAATTAGAGATGGATGATGGTAGTGATTTGTGGCAGGGCTATCCAGAATTAACAGATCCACACTTTAATAGTAAGATATATAATAAGAAGGAATTTCGAAATCATATTATTGAGAAAGAGCAGATTGTTTTAAATAAACCAAAATCAATGGAATTTAAAAAAAGTGCTACACAAGCGTTTGTGTCCACATATTTATCACCGTTTACACCTTATAATGGGTTATTATTATGGCATGGAGTAGGTGTAGGTAAAACTTGTGCAGCAATAAGTTCGGCTGAAAATTATAGAAAATTTGGAAAATTACATGGTAAAATAATTATATTGGTTCCTAATGACACTCTAATTTCAAATTGGAAAAATGAAATTTTTAATATAGATGCTGAAATAGCAAATAAAAAAAATGTTAATGTTCAATGCACTGGTTCTTCATTAAAAGAGGAATTGGGAAATTTAGGTGAGTTAAATATTGAACAAAAGCAACGAAGAGTAAATAAATTAATAGATAAATATTATGAATTTATGGGATATCGTAGTTTTGCTAATAGTGTAATATCTGATTTAGAGCTTATTTTAAAAGATAAAAAAGATAAAGAGAATAAAAAGATTGAATATTTACGACGTAAATTTTCGGATAGAGTATTTATTTTAGATGAAGTGCATAATACACGTCAATATGCCAATAGTGATGATAGTAAGGCTATTACAATGATATTAGAGATGATTGCCCGATATGGTAATAATAATAAATTAATATTAGCTAGTGCCACACCTATGTATAACTCATCCGAAGAAATTATATCAATTATAAATTTACTACTATTAAATGATAAAAGAGCACCTATAGAGGTATTTGATATTTTTGAAAATGATGGTTTTACGCTTAAACCACAAGCACCTGAAATTCTTGAAAAGAAAACAAGAGGTTATATAAGCTTTTTAAGAGGCGAAAATCCACTTGTGTTTCCTGTTAAAATTTATCCTAATTTAGAAGGATTAAGTTATTTGCCTGACCCAAAATATTATTATAATAAAGGAAAACTTACTGAGTTGTCTAATGATTTAAAAATAAAACATTTATCGTTTATTAAAAATTCGATGAGTCAGTTTCAATATACATATTATAAAAAAACGGTAGCCTCACTCACAGATGATGATGAAATAATATCTGATAAGTTTTCAATACCTAGCACAGTAGCAAGTAACATAATTTTCCCAATAGATGTTAATGAAAAAGGGGATTTAATTGGTAAGCATGGAGATGATGGATTTAAAGAATGTATAGAAGAACAAAGTGCTGATAAAGAAAACAAAAGTAATATTAAATACAGATACACAGAAATAGGTAGAATGGATGATGGTCTACCATTTTTGCATGAAACACATTTAGCAACTTTTTCTATTAAATTTTTTAATATATTAAATATTATTAAAAATGCAGAAGGTATAGCATTTGTGTATTCTAAATTTCTTTTACCAGGTGTCATATCTTTAGCACTTATGTTTGAACAAAATGGTTATAAAAGATATAGTCCTGGTGATGTTAATATAAATATGTTAAGTGAAAAAGGTATACCTGAAAGATGTTATTGTGGAAAACTTAAATCTGAACATACAACCAAAAAAGGTGAACCTGAATTTCATGAATTTAAACAAGGCACCTATATCTTATTTACGGGAGATACAAAGGGACCAGAAGTAAAACATCTTGTAAATGAAGTGAGGAATCCTAGAAATATGGATGGTAGTGTTATCAAGATTATTTTGGGAACAAATCGTGTTGAAGTAGGTCTAAATTTTTTTAATATCAGGGAAGTGCATATTCTTGACCCATGGCATCATTTTAATAAAATTGAACAGGTTGTAGGTCGTGCTTTGCGTAAAGAATCGCATAAAAATTTACCACCTAATAAAAGAAATGTAAGTGTATATCTACATTGTGCTTCTATTCCTGTTGAAAATGCACTTGTTGATGATAAAAATATTGAAACTTCTGATGAGAAAACATATCGAAATGCTTATATAAAATCCCAACGAATAGCGGAAGTTACGCGCATTTTAAAGAGAAACGCAGTTGATTGTCTATTAAATAAAAATGGAAATCAATTAACAATTGAATACTTTGGAAATACAGAAAATAGAATTTTAACAAGTCAAAAAATACAATTATTTAATGTATTTTATGGAGATATAAATGGGGATGTTATATGTGATTACATGGATTGCACATATGATTGTATAGATGAAGACATAAAAACCATATCAATGAAACCGAATACCGATACATACAATGATATTTTATCATTAGAAGATATATCGGAAGCCAAAAATTTAATATCTATTTTATTTCAAATTAAAGATTCTTATACGGTTGAAGAAATTATTGATATTAAAAATAAAAATTTTCAAAGGATTACTGATAATTTTATTTATCAATCACTAAATAATTATATATATTATAGTGAACCTATTTACGATAAATATCATAGAGAAGGACATCTAATTTATTTAGACAAATACTATATATTCCAACCTTATGAATTAGATGAAAAAACTGCTTCATTAACAACAAGAATAATTCCTCTAAATTATAAGGCTCCAAATTATGTAATATCTGATATTGATAACACTCTTACTAAGGTTTCTAGTAAGTCATTTAAAACAGATGCTGAAGAAATACATGAAGATGCTATGGTGGATCAAATGGGATTTGTAGAGGCATTTCGTATTTATATATCGAAAGTTAAGGACTACATTAGGTCGGAAAAAATTTATGGAAAGTTGGGTTTGCCCTCAAAAAGCTCGTTTCGTCTCCATGAACGTAATGCGAGTTGTCCATATGAAGAATTACAAGATATACAAGATAAGAGTTGTCCCATACCTAAAAATACAATATTAGATATGTTAGAGCAGTATCTTATTTTTTCTATTATAGATAGATTATCATTTGATAATAAAAAATTAATTATTAGTCATGTGTTAGAAAGAAATATAGAAAAAGGTGGATTTTGTTTAATGGATGATCTATTAGAAACTATGGTTCTTCGTATGTATGATAAGAAATGTCCCGAGGATTTAAGATATAATATTTTTAGAGCTCGTAGAGATATAAACGGTCCAACATATAAAGGTGCTGATTTACCAGTATCATTTCGTATTGTTAATCCATTAGATGGTATTCCTGTTTATTTTATTTTTAATAAAGATACTAGTCATTTTGAACAAGCCGATATCCTATCAGCAAGAGAATATTCAGAACGTTTTCCTTTAAATTATGATTATCTAAAAATAAATAGTGAATCCGACTTAGTATATGGATTTGTACAAGATAAAGAAAAAAGGGCAAATGTAAAAAAATCAGCTGAAGATGATATAGGTATTGACCCATTTCATGTTGAATTTTATCTTATAAATAAACGTTTTCATAAACACAAAACAAATAAAGATGATACAGTTCAACACAAATCCGAAATTAAAGGAGCAGTATGTGGAACAGCCTTAGGTGCAAAAGATAAACCAGAACTAATTGAAATATTAAAATACATATTAGAAATAGATGGTGACGCCATACCAGATGAAGATAAATTTAAAGCTGAATTTGAAAAAAAACAAAAAATAAATAATCACACTGACCCAAATGATATTTTGCGAATTGATAAAGATTTAGAAACATATGAATTCCTAACCGAAAAGGGAAGTTTATGCGAATTAATAGAATTAGTGTTAAGACATAAACAATATATACAACCAATGAGTCATTGGTTTTATAACTATGATGAGTGGTGTTTTCTCAGACATACTAAAAAGCGACTTGAAGATGAGCAACGCAAGCAACTTGATGAGCAGAAAAAAATATCTAAAAAAAAACCTAAAAAATAAATAACAGAAAATATTAAAAAATTATTATAGTTTCTATTATTTTTATTGTGGTAATTCATAAAATAGTAATTTACAGTAATCTTAATTTATAAATTAATTGGTTTGTCTCTGCGTCTATTTCATCAATGATATTTAGAAGGTCACTATATTTTGTAAATATATTTCTTAGTTCATTTAGAACTTCTGTAAATTGTCTTGTTAATTCATGTATACTGTTATCATCAACCTTTTCAATAGTAATAGTGTATTTATCCATATTAATAGGTCCAAAATGACCCATTGATACTTCTATAAAGCGGTCATATAATTTACTATAATTGTCTAGAAATGTATCTACATTATAGTGTCTATTATAGATTTTTGTTTCAAAATGATATGTTTTCATCTGTATATAAAATGTAAAAAATATTGATAATACATCTTTTTGTAATTTACTACTTTCCATGATTCATATATATATATAATAAAAAAAAATATATTTTTATCGTCTAATTATTTAGTAATAAAAAAACGGTCTAAATTTAATATAAATTTATATAAAAGTGAAATGGTATTATTAATATCATCTAATCTAACAAGTTCTACAGCACTATGCATATATCTTAAGGGTATTCCAATAGATTGTCCTATACTATTTATTTTTCCATAATATGCTAAATTATTTCCACCATTTCCGTCAGACATAGTAACTTGATATTTAATATTATTGTCGTTAGCTATATCACTTATATATCGGTAAATATCGTTATCATCAACCATATTTCTAGACAGTATAGTTCCTTCACCAAGTTTACTATCCGCAAATGCTGCTTTATCTATATTTGGTAAATCAGTGGCGACATCAGTATCAATAACTATTATTATATCTATTTTTTTTGGAATTTTATCTATATCAGATAGCATATTTATGTATCGTAATCCTCCAACTTCTTCTCTTCCACTAAAATGGGCTATAAAATTATAGTCTATTTGGTCTAAACGATCTATTTCTAAAAAAAGTTTAGTTAAAACATAAATACCGATATGATTATCTAATCCAGCTCCAGTGATATATTTATTTTTAGAATTAGAAGATATAATTTCAATTTTACTATCAAATAAGACAGAATCGCCTATTTCAACTATTTTTTCTGATTCTTCTTTACTTTCTGTAAATATATCGACAATGATAGTGTTATCTTGAAGGTCTAAATGGGGTGGTAATATAGAAATAATACCTTGAATTTTACCTGTTCTTGTGATTACAGTGCATCTAGAACCCAATATATCAATATTATTCATGCCAAATGATTTACATAATAAGAAACCATCGTTAGTTATATTAAATACCCTACAACTAACTTGGTCAATATGTGCGTCAAATAAAATAGTTTTTGTTTTTGATTTTTGTGATAATCTAAACGCATATAATTCGTTACTATCAAAAACTGCTTTAACATTAGTACAGTTATCATCTATGTATTTTTTAATAAACAATGATAATTCTTTTTCATAACCAGAAGGACTTAATTTACTTGTTATCTGAATTAATAATTCTTCATCTATATAGGACATAATATATAATATAATATATATTAATTAATTTATTCAATATTAATTAAAAATTTGAAACAATATAAAAATAATACAATATTAAAAATAAAATCATATGTCGCAACCAAAAGAGTTACCTTTTAACTGGGAAGAAGATACTTGGGAAGTAATTAAACTACTATTAACTAGAGATAATTATCTTATTCGACATCAATTAGATAGCTTTAATGATTTTACAAATCGTTTACTAGCTGATATCATACAACAGTATAATCCTATTAAATTAAATTATATTCAATTACCCAATGGTCAATTTCAGTATAGTATTGAGCTTAGATTTGGAGATATTAGTTTGTGTCCCGCGTCAATCCATGAGAATAATGGTAGTTTAAAAATTATGTTACCCAATGAGGCTAGAAAGAGATGTTTTACCTATAGTGCGAATCTATTTATAGACTTATATATTAAAACCATGGTTTTAATAGAAGATAAGACATATGAAATTGAGGAGAAGTGTCTTAAAAAGGTACAATTAGGTAAAATACCTATAATGTTGCATAGTGCGCAGTTGTGTATTTTACACAATAAGGATAATATGACTTTAAAGGACTATGAAGAATGTGTTTTTGATAAGGGCGGATATTTCATTGTAAATGGTAGTGAAAAGGTAATCGTAAGTCAAGAAAGGATTGGTGAAAATAAGGTATTTGTATTTAAAAACAGTAAAAGTCAAAATAAATATAGTCATATAGCAGATATCAAATCAATTGCTCACGATGATTTTTATAATCCTAAAACAAATCAAGTTAAACTTACATCTAAGTTAGGACCAGGTGGTAAAACATTAAAAGTTAGTGTTCCTAATGTTCGCCATGATATTCCCCTCTTTATATTCTTTCGTTTATTAGGTTTAAATAGTGATAAAGAGATTTTGGAATACATTTTATATGATTTAGATACAGAGGAAAGTGAAGAATATCTAGCAATACTAAAGCCAACTCTTGAAGAATCTAATAGCTATTTAACATACAGTAGTTGTGTTGAATACGTGATTAAGTATATTCAACAAGTTAATATTAGGGATAAAACGGATAAACTTGATAGAACACGCAAATTACAATTATTAGATGATATTCTACAAAATGACTTTCTACCTCATATGGGAACATCTCTTAAAGACAAGGCATTTTATCTTGCCTACATGGTAAAAAAACTATTATCAGTATATCTAAAGAAAATCGAATATGATGACCGTGATAGCTATATAAATAAGAAATTAGATACTCCAGGGATTTTGTGTGGTAATTTATTTAAGTTATACTTTAATAAGATGGTTAAGGAGATTAAAACGCAATTAAATAAGGAATTTAATAGTGGAAGTTGGAATGCCAACAATCGTTTTCACGATATTATTAATGTAAGTAATGTCTATAAGATTATTAAAAATATAACTATAGAGAGAGGTATGAAATATGGTTTATCTACAGGAAACTGGGGTATTCGTAACATGCAATCAAAGCAGGGTATTGCTCAAGTTTTAAGTCGTCTTACTTATAATTCGACATTAAGTCATCTTAGAAGAATTAATACACCTATTGAGAAAAGTGGAAAAGTGCTTGGTCCGCGTAAATTGCATAACACGCAATGGGGAATTATTTGCCCTGCTGAAACACCTGAAGGTCATGGTGTAGGATGTGTTAAAAATCTTGCTCTAACAGGCACAGTTTCTAATTATAGCAATCCTGCTAGTATATACATGGAATTGGATAGTCTCAATGTTCAACGATTGTCTGATGTTACTCCTATTGAGATATATAATAAGACTAAAATATTTGTAAATGGGTATTGGTATGGTATACATAGTAATCCTAATAAAATAGTTAAGCATATTCGTTCACAGCGTAGAATGGGTATGATTCATCCATATAGTTCCATTAGCTGGCGCATAGACCTTAACAATATTGAAATTTGGACAGATGCTGGAAGAATGCTTCAACCATTATACATTATTGATAATAATAAATTTAGGATAACAGGTGAAATGATTAAAATGATAAAGGAAAAAAAACTGGATTTTGAAAATCTTGTTAATGGTTCTATTCCAAATAAAATTTCATTAGCATGTCCTGATAAAATTACGCATTCTGCTTTAGAACCAAGAGAAGGAGTTATTGAATATTTAGATGTTATTGAAAAAGAAAATTCACTTATTGCGATTGGAAGTAATAGTTTAAATGAAGAATATAATAATGGATATGTAATTAACTATACACATGCGGAAATTCATCCTAGTCTTATTTTAGGTGTTCTAGCGAGTATTATCCCATTTTCTGACCATAATCAATCACCAAGAAATATCTATCAAAGTGCTATGGGTAAACAAGCTATGGGAACCTATTGCACTAATTTTAATAAGAGATATGATACACTAGCACATGTGTTGCATTATTCACAGAAACCATTAGTTAATAGTAGACTTATTAACTATCTTCCAAGTAATGAATTACCAAGTGGTATTAATGCTATTGTAGCAATAGCGTGTTATAGTGGTTTTAATCAGGAAGATTCTACGATGTTTAACAAGAGTTCAATTGATCGTGGTTTATTCCATTCTACATTTTATAGAAGTTATAAAGATGAGGAAAAGAAATATCAGTCAACTGGAGAAGAAGAAAAGTTTTGTAAGCCAAATATGAAACTTACAAAATCACTTAAGGTGGCGAATTATGAAAAACTTGGAATAAATGGATTTGTCCCCGAAAATACAAAAGTAGATGAAGATGATGTAATTATCGGCAAAGTGATACCAATGAAAAATCAACAAGGTATCACTATATTTAAGGATAACAGCAGCAGTTTAAGACCTAATGAAAATGGATTTATTGATAAGATTTTGATTAGTCGAAATGGTGAAGGTTATAAATTTGTTAAAGTACGTGTTCGTAGTATTCGTATCCCTACTATTGGCGATAAGCATGCTAGTCGTTTAGCTCAAAAAGGTGTAATTGGAATGGTTTATCGCCAAGAAGACATGCCTTATACTAAAAATGGTATTGTTCCAGATATCATTATGAATCCACATGCTATTCCTTCTCGTATGACTATTAGTCAATTAATTGAGTGTATTATGGGTAAAGCTGGTTGCCTATTAGGGCGATTTGGTGATGCTACACCATTTAATGGATTTGCTAAGAATGGTCTAAAAGGTTTAGGTGATATACTTGAAAAATTGGGATTTGAGAGATATGGTAATGAAGTATTATATAATGGTAGAACTGGTGAACAGATGACTAGTGAAATCTTCTTTGGACCTACTTATTATCAGCGATTAAAGCATATGGTTAGTGATAAAACCCATAGCCGTTGCACTGGTCCTATGGTAACACTTACACGACAACCCGCAGAAGGTCGTAGTCGTGATGGTGGTTTGCGTTTAGGTGAAATGGAGAGAGATGTGCTTTTGTCTCATGGTATATCAAGTATGTTAAAAGAACAATTATTAGATAAATCAGACCATTTTAGAGCATATGTTTGTAAAAAATGCGGTAATTTTGCGAATGTTAATCCTATCAACAAATTATATCAATGTAAGGGTTGTAGTAATTACACATCATTTTCAGAAATTAGACTACCCTATGCTTGTAAACTTTTCCTACAAGAATTAAATACAATGTCTATCGCACCTCGTATGATAACTCGTTAATTTGTAAAAATTATTACTATTCATTAAGGTATTTATAAACTATATAATTAATTTATTAAATTATAAGTATTATATTTTTTAATAAATTAGATATATATGGCGTTTATTATAAAAAATTCTAGAGGACAAAGTTATAATGGTGTTGCTCTGGTAGAAAATATATGTCCTATTCTTTTTAATTGTCCAAATAAAGATGAAATACTAGAATATTCAAAAGAAGATTTCAAAAACCTAAAACAGGGTTTATACAATGTATCAAATGAGTGTTTTAAATACGCAAATAAACATAAACACAGCATATTTATGGGAGGCGATCATTTGGCTAGTTTTGCTACAATTTTAGCATCTCTTAAAAAATATGGAAATAATTTTAAATTAATATGGTTAGACGCACATACTGATATACATAGTTTTGATACTTCAGTTAGTTGGAATTTACACGGCATGGTAGTAAGACTATTATTAACCCACAATATTAAAGATATTCCCCAATTACAATCCGACCAAATATTATATATTGGATTACGGTCAATTGATGATGAAGAGATTCATTTTATTCGTAAAAATAATATCAATATGATTACAATGGAAGAATGGAAAAATAATAAAAAGGCATCCTTTGAAAAATTAGGCGATTTTGTTATTTATAATAATGTCCATATTTCTTTAGACGTGGATGTATTAGACCCATCAATTATGAGTAGCACAGGAACTCCTGTTGTTAATGGAATGTATTTTGAAGATATAAAGAATATAATAGACATTATTAGAGAATATAGTAGTTTACATTTCGCTACCGATATCATGGAATTTAATCCACAATTAGGAAATTTTAAAATTTCTTTTGATACACTTAAAAAAATAGTGGACATTCTTAAGTAAAATCAAAATTATTTTCTGCCATCAAATATATAAATGGATAAAAAAAGTAAAAAAATTCAAAGAATTAATAAAACGTCAAAAAAAATATATAAAAAAAATAGTAGAAAAAATAGCAAATATTTTGAAATTAAAAATCAATATGGGGGTTTTTGGCAAGTAGGAGAACCAACAAGAGAATTAAATGAAGACGAAAGGACGCAATGGGATAATTTAGTTTCTACACTTCAGAGTCTTGAACCTGAATATTTTCGTAATAAAAAAACAAGATTAATGGTTGATAAAAATCTTGATAAAAGAATTAAAATTAGAGAAGAATTAGCAAAATTAGGTGACGATATTTCTCAACGAATTCTTGAAAGAGATTATGCGAGATGGGAAAAATGGTTTGAGGATATGGAAGAGTATGATATAGATATCTTTGGCTATGCCCGAAGACAAAATCGTACATTATCAACTCCATTAAGCGAATTTAAAAAGGAAAAACCTAAAATGAAAAAACCTGAAATAATGCCCAGTTATATACCTTTTCAAACTAGCGCAATAAATGAACTACTATATCCATTTATCGGTGATTTACGTAAAATAAATATAGGAGAATTACCTGTAGAATATATTAAGATTATAGTATTAAATATAGTTACAGCAATGTATAACGCAATACCTTCAGAACAACGCGAAGGTTTTTATTTGTATGATGGGGAATTTACAGTAGATAATGCCCCAGAATATTTTATGAGACTGCTAAGATCGAAATATGGTTATCATATTCCTGTGAATGAATACTATACTATTTTTTCTCGATGTTTAGGTAATATTTCATATCCATTTACTAAATGGACGCTATCTGAAGTAAATTTCAATTCTGAGTATATTTACATAAATTCAAGGTATCAACTTAATATATCAGGGCTTAACTTATTACGCGAGTTTGTGCGTTCCCCTCATTTAAATAACACTGACTATTTAAATTTTATAGTGCATATATCAAGATTAGTGTTTTTTTCCCTATCTTTTAATATAATGAATTTTGGAAAAATAGCCCAATATATGGTTAATATGCTTAATGAATCAGCAGAACGTGAACTATTTATATTAGATTGTAAAAAAGGAGTAGACTCATACACATGTGGCCGAGCAATAATGTTATTAAATGTGGGAGTAAATGATAACCGGATTATAGTATTTAATACAATTTCAAGTGAAGATGATAATATAGATATTGGGTATTTATTCGGATTCAAAGAAAGAATACTTAATGGAACATTAAGTTAATAAACATTTAATTTTTAATAATTTAATTTTTATAACTATATTGTATATGCCTATTTATAGTAGAAAACAAATACATATACATAATAAAAAATCAAAAAGATTAAATAAAAATATAGGAGGAGAAATTAAAAAATGTGACCGAGCCTACAAAAATGCGTTAGGGACTTGCTGGGCAGTTGCGGCACAAACAGTTTTTACATTTGGTGATTTAACATATAGAGATCTTGAAATAGTGATGACTTCTTTTAATTTAGAAACAAAAAATCAATTTATAAATCATAGAATAGAAGAAGTAAAACAACTTAATGAATTAAATAGTTTATTTATAAATTACATTTTAAATGATGAAAAAATAGTATATATAAAAAATGTTTTAAATAAATTTATAGACAGATATTATAGTAAAGTATTAGAAAAACAAAATACAGAAAAACCACAAGTAGCAATCGACCCTACATTAAATCCTGAAAGATGCGAATTAGTTATTTCACAAAATTTTAAAAAAATTTTTGATTATCCTATTTTAAAAACATTTAATGAACAAACGCTTCATAGAGGATCCAAATTAACTATCTATTTATTTATTATCATTATTTTTTTTAAGTTGTAAAGTAAGTTTTAAAAATTATTATAAAGATTTTAATTTATTAAATTTTAATATTATAAAAGATTTAGGTATATTATTATCTACTAAAGACCATGTTTGTTGTTTATATATCTGCAAGGGTATTCAAAAATATTACAATAACTTAGATAATCAAATTTATGCTGAACCTTATGTAAGAATAAAAACATTAACCCTTACATCGTTGGGTATATTTTGTATTTTAACATAATAACATAATATTATATTATTCGTCAAGCAACAAATGATATAATATTTATAAATCGTAAGAATTTAATAAATTATAGGATGA